TAAAAAATAAATTAAACAAACTTAATTATAAAAATAATGCTACTATAATAAATAATACCATACCAACAAATGCTTTCATAAGAACTCCACCAATACTTACTTGTCCAGATTCAAGTAGTAAGCGCGGACAAAAACTAAATAGAAATCTATTAAATTCTGGTAGAGATATTATAAAAGATAATATAAATACTAAAATTGGATATTTGAAATTTTTCATTATTTTGTCTTTTAATGATTCACCACTAATATTAATACCAATTTGAGATAATAAACCATTATTATTTAATTGTTGATGAACCATTTTTTCAGAATAATTATTATTAGGGTTCATAGGTTGTATATGTTCATTATCCATATGTTTATAAGCAGGGACTTGAGATGAATCCATAGCATATTGTAATGCTTGAGAATTTATATTTGTTTGTTGTTCCATTCCTGGACTATCACCCATTTCTTTTAATATATCTTCAACTAGTTGACTTTCACTTGGTTGATTAGACATATTAACATTATTATTATCTAATATAGGCATATCATTGCTATTCATAGACATATTTGGTATAGCATTCATATTATCCATATTTTCCATAATATTCGTATTTTCATTACCATTACCATTACGCCTGAGTAAATTAATTGGAGTTGATTGAGACATTTGTAAATAAAAAATTTAAAAGTTTTATTATATAAAAAGATATAATATTATTAAAAAAAACAATTATTAAAAGTATTATTAAAAAACGAATTTATTATTTTGACTAGTTTATAGTTTATTACTTTATTTTTTATAGTTTATTATTTTCAATATTTTTACAACTTGTATTTATTGTTTTATATGTATAACATTTATTATCAAAACTAAATATTTTATCTTGCACTTCTTTTAAAGGTGGTCCTTCTATAAAAACCATATTTGCATTTTTACAAGCAATTTGTAAAATAGATGCTAAACCAAATGCTAATATAATTGAAAAAATTATATTACCTTGTTTTGTTTTAAAAAAATCAATTAAATACATTTTATTTTATATTTATTTTATATTATATTTATTTTATATTATATTTATTTTATATTATATTTATTTTATCTTTAATTATTATTTAAATCTATTATTATTTAAATCTATTATTATTTAAATCTATTATTATTTAATTCTATTATTATAAAAGATTATATTTAAAATTTATTTAATTATTAAAGGATGTTCTAGAATTAAATCAGGATCACTAGGACATTTTACTTCAGTTGCTTTATATTTATAGCAATTTTTAGATTCATCTTGATATGTAAATTTTCCTGCGTTCTCTGGATTTGGAAATCTCATTACTTTTATTGTTTCAGGTTGTAAAACATATACACAACCAACACCTATAATAAATGCTATTAAAAATACGGTTGGATTTATAAAGTTTTTTAACATTTTATTATATTATTTATAGTTATTTGTTTTATTATATTATATTTATATTTTTATTATTATTATTTACAAAGATAATTATAAAGTGTTGCTAGAGATAAGTTATAAAGTCTTTTATAGATATTTATATATTAGTTATCATATTACTTATCATATTAGTCATCATATTGGTCATCATTAATAATTGGTTTTTCAATTTCTTGATATTTTATATTTAAACTTAATTTGGTATATTGTTGTTTATCATCATTATTATTATTACTATTATTGAAGTTTTTATGATTACTGTCTCTATCATTACTTTCCTTATCATTATAGTATTTATTAGCATTTTTACTAATATATGATTTATAATAATCATTGCCTTTTAGAAGAAATCTTGATACAGAACCTATTTTGTCTAATAAATGATAATAATTATTATCATATTTTTTACTAACTTTAGAATTCATATAGTCTATTGTTTCATTATAATATGGTATATCTAAATTACTAAATTTATTATAATTAAAATGTGTTTCACTTATAATAGTATTGAATTCTTCATTTTTTTCTTTTTGTATTTCTTCTTTTTCTTTTTCTTCTTTTTCTTCTTTTTCTTCTTTTTCTTCTTTTTCTTCTTTTTCTCTATTTTTACTTGCATATAAACCTTTTTTCCAATCTATTTTTCCTAACCAATCTGGCTTAAACATGTTTTATTATTTATTTATATTTATGTATATTTATTTATAAATTGATTATTAAAGAAAAAGAATATAAAATATAATAAATACTAACGAATAGTATTATAAAATATAATAAAAATATTAAAAATAATATATTTGTAGTTAAACATATTAAACATAATAAGTGTAGTTAAACTTAATTTATATTTAATTTAACGCTCTAAATTAATTTTATGTTTGATGATAAAATATAATGAGAGAAACCAAAGAGTAATGTATATTGTATAATCAATAAAAATATTGAGAATATAAGACCTAATAAGTAAATATGCCATCTTCCTGGAACAATACAATCGGGTCTATCTACTGGGCAAAATATGGATTCATTTATTTCTCTAATAAAGTAAGGTAATATTTGTTGTGCCATTGGAAAAGTAATAGCAAATACAATTAAACCTGAAACCAAACCAAGAGTTATACTACTAGTAGTCATTGCTAGAGATATAGAGTGTGCTAAAATACCTACAATAGCAAGACCATTAATAATATTTGTTGAAAGAAATCCGCTAAATTCAGTATTTTTAGAACATTCAGTTGGATATAAATTTGTAAAAATATCAGGTTTTCCTCCTTCAGTTAATGTGACTGCTGTCATTACAAGAGCAGGTAAATAATATTTTAAAGTTTCATAATCACCTGAAGAAAATAATATAGCAGGGACGGTGATTACAAATATAATATAAAAAAATATAGTGTCTAAATTAGGAATACTTAAACATAAATTAATAAATCTCATTTTTATTAGTATTTATAGTTTTACTTATTATACTTATTATATATTATATTATATAAATATTAAATATTTTATATATATTATTATTTTTTAATTTTTATTTTTTATTTTAATTATATATAATTTTTTATTTTAATTATATATAATTTTTTATTTTAATTTAGTTATATTTAATTATTTTATTATTTATTTAAATTTGTTTTTCACAATATTATAATAGTTATTTAAGTAATTGTCTTGATTTATATTTAATAAGTCTAATTCTAAATTTTTATTAATTTCATAATTATTAATTAAATCATTTTTATAATTATTAAAAAATAAATTAAAATCTTTTAATGACTTAAATTTTGTATATAAAATTTCATCTCTTATTAATTTATTTCTTAATTTATAAAAAAAGAAAGTATAATAATTTTGACTAATTATAGGATTAATAAGTTCATTTATCTCTATAATATTTTTATTATTTAATATAGTTAAGTTATTATATAATTCTTCTATTGAATTTGAATTAATTAATTTAAAATAAAATAAATATGTTTCTTTAAAATATGGTATTTTATTTGGACAATATTTTAAATTTATACTATTTTGAAATGATTTTAAATTATATGTATTAATATTATAAAATAATAATAATTTTTTTATATTAATACCTGTTTTTGTTTGAAACCAATCATATAATTTAATTGATAATATATATTTTCTAAAATCTATTTTATTATTATTATTTATATTAATAGTAATATCATATTCTTTATTTTTCATTATAATAATATCAAAAAAAGTATGTCCTGGATATTCTTTATTATTAAAAGTAATTATTTTATACATATCTGTAGGAACATTCATTTCTACTTTTTCTAATAAAGCATTGTAATAAGTTTTAACTTTATTATCTACAATACACCCTGTAAATATATTAATATTATAAAGATTTGGATTATTATATAAACTTTTTTTACACCAATTTTCTAAAATATTCCATATTCCAATATTCATTATAATATTTTGTGGTATTATATTAGAAAATAAAAATGTTTCATAATAATCATCTAAATTCAATTTATGAAAACTAGCAGGAGCCATATGACCTTCACTACCTCCGTAATATCTATAAATAGCATAATCTTCTATAGTATATTGATTTTCTAAAGGAATAAATGATTCATTTTTCCAAGTAGCTAAAGAATTATTTCTACTTATATTTTTATCTGCATTTTTTAATAAATTTAAATCTTCTCTAATTAACAATGGATATTTATATGCTTTACTAAAAAAAACATCAAATGATATTTTTTTTAAAAAAACTATATTTTTAGCAATTTGATTATTATTTGAAAACACATCTTTATAGTCTATTTTAGAATTACTTAAACTTGTTAATTTAATTGATGAAAGAGTAACTATTTTTTCTGTATTTTTTTTTGTATATGTTTTAATTTCTTTCTTACTTTGTTTTTGACTTGTATATTTCATTATAAAATTTATTATTACTTAATAACTTCAAATATAAAAAATAGAAAATAATAAAAGAAAATATTAAATTTTTAATATTAAATTTTTAATATTAAATTTTTAATATTAAATTTAAGCAAATCTATAAACAGTATGCTTACATTCACCCATACCTACTAATTGTTTGCGACCATTTTTAGTAGTTTTAGTTTTAATGTCTGACATTTTAGTTTGTTTTCTACATATTAAACAATATGCGTTATCTTTTGGCATAGATTTTTTAGAAGATTTACTCTTCTTTGAAGTTTTAGTCTTCATAGTCTTTTTAGTCTTCATAGACTTAGAACTTTTTTTAGTTCCTTTGGAATGTTTAGATGCTTTTTTAGAAACTCTGGAAGTAGCCATAATAAAGTTGAGATAGTTAATAATAAAGTTAAGATATTTATTAATATATAAAAAGATTTAAAATAAAAATTAATTAAAAAATTTTATTAAAATAAAAATTAATTAAAATAAGTTTTTAAAAAAAACTTAACCAAAATAAGTTTAACAAAATAAGTTTAACAAAAAACTTATTTAATAAACACTACTTGTTAATGATTGTGTATATGGATTTTCATTAAAGGCATTTAATATTTCAGGGTTCATACGTGCTCTATTCATATCTTCAGGTAATTTACTTTTAACTCTAGTTAAACCACAGTTATTTTTTTGAGGAGGGGCATTATAAACAAATGTTTCAGCAGGTTCTCTTATATTAATTTGGTCTGCTTCTATACGACGATGATTAATATTAACTAAATCAGAACCTGCTCCTAATTTGACACTTTCTTGAGTTGGTTCTCTTCCTAAAGAAATTTCTTCTTTATTTGGGTTCATACGAGCATTATACATATCATCATAACTTTGAGGTTTATTCATATAATGTTTAGCAGGACCTTCCCATTCAAAATCATTAAGAAACTGTCTATTTGTATTTTTGGCTTCATATCTTGCTGCTAAATAACCACGACCTGTACCAGTACCAGTTTCACCATCGGCAATACCTTGATAATACCAATCCGTTGTAAATTGACGATTTGTATTTTTCATATCAACACTAGTGCTTGTATATCCTCCTGCTTTAAGTGTTTCTTGAGCACCTACGAAACCAATATGTTCATTATCAACTGTAACTTCTTTTAATGTTGTCTTAGCAATATCTTCAGGGTCATAAATACGAATAGAACGTGGTTGTTGAGGGTTAATATTTATATAAGGTGTATTATTATCAATGTTTTGTTCTTTAATGGTTGTTCTAGCAACATCATTTGGATCATGAACTTGTCCTTTCTTCTCACCTGTAAGTTGACCAATATAATTATTATCAATATTTTGTTCTTTTATAGTTGTTCTAGCAATATCACTTGGATCATAAACAGTTTGTTTAGAAGGCATAGCAGCATTCATATTACCTTCAGGGCGAATATTACCAATAGCATTTTCTTTTCTTGTTCTACGGAAAAAATCTGTAATTGGTGTAATTAATTTTTTAACAGAAGTTGTTAAATTATTTAAATGAATTCTATCTTGAGTTGTATCACGTTCATTTGCTTTATTCTCAATACCGTGCTTCCCATAATCACCTACATTATTAGTTACTTCAGCATTATTTATATTCCAACCTGATTCACGATAAGCATTGCGAGGAGTTGGTGCCATATAATTATTTTTAGTAGAACGACGGTATGCTCCTTCTTTACGCGGTTTTCTTATTTCACTTTGACCAATACCACCAAAATATTCTCTTTGATGTTGTTTTTGAGTTGGTTTCATATAATATTTTTCACGAAGTTGTGATGCTTTAGTAGCAGAACTACGATTACCACGCTCCTCTGATGATTTATAAAATTTCTCAGGTTTATGCTTGACAGGTTTTGCTTGTAAACCACGTTGAGAACTTTTAAGACCATTAATAATTCTACCTTCATAAGTAATATTAGGATTTGTAACTGACCTTAATTGGTCTGTTGATTTAGGCAAGATATAATCTCTAGTATT